GTCTTAGAGTTACTTACCCAAAGAACTGTCTGTTCTGCCTTGGCTACACTAGGCCCAGCAGCACAACCGATCTCTAACTTTGCTTGTTTGTTAGTAGATAGAGGAGACCCAGTAGCATTACCAGCATTATAAAAGAAATCTGTACTATAGACACCAAAAGCAATCAGGTAGTTCAAATGTTTAACAAGAGCTACTCCTGCATCTGGCTCACTCTCTGCTGAGATATAGTTAAGAGCATTCCAGACAGTAGGATTTTCATAATCAGAAGCATATATCCTACCTGTAGTAGTCATCACAAATACATAGCCATCCATATACTCAATCCCGTAAGTAAAAGGACCAGAGATAGTGTTAGCCATGTTAGATGTAGCAGTTGCTGTGGCTCCAACAGGAGGAGAAACTGTTACTGTAAGGGTAGGTAATACATCTGTACCAGGACTATAGTATTGAATCTGACCTGGGTTTGTTATTACAATACCAGTAATAGTATTATTAGTAATAACAGCATAACCTGTTGGACTGATCCCAGTACCAGGAGTTCCACCAGCCCAAGTGAAGGTTACTGTAGGAGCTGTTAAGTATATACCACCTCCATTAACAATAGTAACAGTACCTATAGTATATGTACCAGAAAAGTAAGAACCCTCCGCATTACTGGCATAGCGAAGCAGTTGGACAGTCGCTGTTATATTAGGATTAGTTACAGATCCTGTAGGAGCAGCTATAGTAATAGTAGGGGTAGAAGTATAACCAGAACCTTGGTTATCTATGACAATACCAGAGACAGCTCCATTAAAGATAGTGGCATGTCCAGTAGCTGTAACACCCGCCCCAGGAGCACTAAAGGTAACACTAGGTACAGCAATATAACCAGATCCACCACTATTAATTGTAGCAGATTGTACCTTGTCACTGGATAAAGGTTGAGTAACAGCCAGACCAGTCTTAGTAACTGTATAGATATTAGACCCATCATTGATAGCCATATAAGCTTGGGAAGCTGTCTTAGTAAAAGACAAGGGTACCTGAGAGCCTATAATAGACCCAAGATTACTAGAAACACCACCAGCTATCGCATAGATACTATTAGAATTAGCTGCTATAAGATAGTTATTCCAAGAGAACAAGCCTTGCCCTGGACCTGTAGGCAAAGCAGGAGAGCAGGCAAGCAACTCCAGCCCAGGTCTCTTGATAACCTTGTCATCTTCCTTAATGGCATTGACCATACGACTATCCCTATCTGTAGAGGGTTGTCTACTTTCAATCTCATTTGTTAGAGGTAACCGTGCTGTTGGCATTTATTTAGACATCCTTGTATCAACTTGGAAGAAGGTAGAGTTAACCTCAGTGTCCCAATCTTCAAGGGCTCTACGATAGTTTTCAGCCTTCATCATAATCTCTTGACGAACATTCACATGACAACCATACTCAATAGAGAGTTCATCAGCTAGACCCCAAACCAAAGCTTGCATCCACTCTGTAGGAAACTCAGGTATATCTGTCCCAAGAAGAATGTCATTGATAGGTTTCTGACCTACCAGATATAGCCTATAGTTGGCAGCTATAGTAGCATCTGGAGTCAGATAAGTATGTACCTCACCATAGGTAGTCCTAGGATCATACCAAACACTATTGATCTGACCTGTGGCATACTTACTGCCCAACAGATTGTACTCTTGTCGAGAGAGATGTTGTACAGGAATATCTATATTAGGACTAACAGCAATATTCCTGATCCAAGCTTGGATAACCTTTAATGGTTTCTCTGTGGTCATATCTACAGATACTGGAGTAGTTATAGTACAAGTATGAACTCCGGTACCAGCAGAGCTAGTAGCTATAGGAGAACCTCCAAGGGTACTAGAAACGGTAAAGGTACTTGGGGTAGGGGTAGACACTACATAGTAAGTAGCACCTGCTGTAAGGCCTGTAGGAAGGGCTCCACTAGTAGTAAAAACTACTTGGTCATTAACAACCAAACCATTACTAGTATAGGTAACAACCCCTGGAGTAGCCTGAGTTATTGTCACTGTACCAGACTTAGTTGTTGTTCTTCCAAGCTTGTACAGATTCTGGTTAGCTATTAAGGGAACTACATACTCTTGAACAGTCCACAGTTTAATCCCTTGTGTCTGCCAAGCTTTAATCATTAGGTTAAGACTTTGACTAGCATTAGCCAAGGTATCTGCATCCGGTGTAACACCAAGTTCAAGAACCTGGAGTTTCCGTAAGGCAGTAGAGATTATCTGGTCTCTTGTTACAGAGTAGGTAGTGGTCATGGAGAGCCTTACTTAAGGAAGGTTAACTTATAAATAGTAGATAGATATAGGGCTACAATCTCATCAATAATGTTTTGAATAGTAGAGTCTTCTGGACAACAGTCCTTACGGCCTTCTTCTACTTTAGAGAGGAGTCGTTTAAGGATTTCTACAATGTCCCCAGATGTACCACCAAGATAAGGGATGTCTTCAATACGACCAACACGACCTTGGTAAGTCTCAGCTAATGAATCAGCCAAGTCTATAATGTCTTCATAAAAGGAACCAAGAGCCATATGTTGAGCATAACTATTGGTCTTTAAGTGTTCTCTATGGGTAATCTCACGACTAAGAAAGAGAACAGCAATCAGGTTACCTATAGAGTTACTTGTCATTTGTCCACCTTTAAGTCTACTTTATCCTCTATTCGATCTAGTTTTGTAAAGATAGCTTTTGAGAATTCTTGGAAGTCATTCTTCTTTACATACTCACCAGCAACAAGAACTTCAATTCTTGCTACTTTATCTACTAAGGCTTTATCTGCTATTTGAAGGTCTTTTAAAGACTCCCACATAGCTTTCATCCACCATCCACCCAAGGCACAAGCAACACCAAGAACGACATTAAATAACTGTTGATCCATATTAATATCCATAATTAACCACAATGACCTTTATCTGCTGGAACTAGAAATTGCTGACAGATAAACTCTGCTACATCACCCCGCCACCCCATATCTTCCTTGATAAGGCGTTGTAACTTAGCAGTCAACAAAACCTCCCTTGGAAGATCCAACAATGGAATACATATAGCTAGATTAAGCAATACGTCCAGAACCAATCCTACAATCAAGGTAGTCCAAGAGGGAATAATATTCCACTTAGTAAAGCCTACTGTATCTCGGACGATCCTCAGGTGCATCACTGCAAGGAAGAATGTCCATGTAATCCACATCAACAGCAAATAGAATAAGACTACCATACCACCCCCTGAACTTCTGCTACTGTTGTTGCCGCTTGAATCTGAGCAGTGAGTAACTTCCTTTTACCCACCACCGAACCAGATGCTGCTGTGTAAGCTGCCGCCTTTTGAAGCACGATAGGAGCCAGAACAGCTACTGTTGAACCCATTGCTGTAGCGATTGCTGAGAGCGTTGGAGTAGGAGCCAAGGGGTTAGCAGTGAACGCTGTAGCCTCTGCGTACTGATTCGGCCAAGTGTCTACTTCCTGTTTTGGGTAAGTCGCAGTGATAGCTGAAAAAGCAGTGTCAGCAGCAGCGTTGATAATGGCAATCTGTAAAGCCTGAGCCTGAGCTAGAGTAGGTACAGGAGGAGCATTTAAAAAATCCGCTTCCGCCTTAGTAATTACAGTGAATGGCTGCTTGATATATTGCAATGGGTCTATTCCATCATCTAGGACGTGGACTTGGTTATTTACATTGAAGTATTGTGTCATTATCTTACCTCTATCCATTTAATTACTGTGGATGTTCCTGCTGTATTTACTACTGAATAGCTACCCCCGATTGGAACCCTAAATGTTGCGTATGTATAGTACGCAGTAGTTCCCTGTGATGAACCATAAAATTGAACACCATTAACAGTACATGAAATAGTAGCCCCCACAGAAGCATTAAGTGTTATCTGAGTATCTATGGGTTTGCCAGTAGTATTGTAGTAAGTAGTGCTAGCTGTACGACTTCCAGTTAAATCCTGATAAGTCTGCCCATACCCCAACGAACTCATCGCTGTTAAAGCATTACCACCAGCACCTTGAACCAATACTGGACTTGCCCAAGCGCCTGCTGTGTTCACTGCATCAACGACTCCAACTACCCTATAGGCAACGCCTGTTCGAGATGAGGTTGAGTAGAACACGTTATTGGCTGTAGCTGCTGCACTGATAGCTGTGGTATTGATTACGCCTGTTTCGCTTAGGTCATTACCGCCAGCTATGTTTATACAAGCTAGCTCGACTGTTCCAGCATTATCAAGGGCAACTAATACGATGCGGCTCTGAACAGTTGTGACTGCGCCTAACGTACCACCAGAGGCAAGCACAAGACTGGCTGCTGTATTCAGTGTTCGCTCTACCGGAACACCCGTTGTCAGTGTCGTACTACGGAACTTTAATACGCAAGGATTAAGCGTAAATGTTAATGCTCCAGTACCCTGAGTACAGGTTACAGAGTTCATATTGAATGACGCACCGCCTTGGTTATAGAGTAGCGCATCCAATCCATCCTGCTGGATGGAGGTGTATCCTATGTTTGGAACTATCGCGAATGCCATGGGTTATCCCTCATACATTATATTGGCAGAACCAGCATCAAAGGCATCTGTGCCGTTTACTGTTGTTAGGCGGATACGATCAAGGGTTCCACCAAGAGAAATCATCCCACCATAAACGTTTGTATAGTTACCGTCATTACGGCCATTACTACCACTCATAACCCAGATATTTCCACTTATTAGAGTAATTATTGCGTGACCTTGCTTGGAAACCCCTGCACCATTAGATGCATCTATAAGCAATCCGGTTGTACTATTTGCTCCAACTACTACATTAGTTCCCCCAGGTGAGGATGCTCCACTTTGATAACCAGTAGTTACAAACCCGCCAGAGGTTCCAAGTTGTATCTGATTAAGACTTGATCCGTTAGTACTTAAACTTTGGAATATCACAGTAATTCTCTTAACCCAACTAGGTACCCCAGTGAAGTCGATAGCTGTCCCAGAGGTGGTATTTTGTGCGGCAGCTAATGTCAGATTCTTACTTCCCGCTGGCATAGCAACTAAACCACTCGCATCCATCGTCATCAATGTCTGACTACCATCAGCACGAGAGAAGGTAAAGGTTCCATCACCGTTCCCAGTGATTTTCATGTTCTGGGATTGGGTGGGGGAGCTCCCGATAATGATATTCGTTGTGTCTATGACGCTCATATTTATCTCCATGCCCTAACTACATACGACCAATTAGCAGCTGTGATAGCAGCCAAGGTTCCATTTGTTTTATTTGATACATATATAGTCGATCCAGAGCCAACAATAGTGATATTTGTTGCATCTGAAGCGGTTCTAAAGTTTCCAACTGTGTACAAATCTTGCCCGTTTGTTACAGGAACTTCATCATTTATAGAATAGCCCTGCTCTGCTGTAGTACATCGGATAACAACAGCATATAATTTTGGAATTCCACCTAGCCCATGCGCAATTGTTTTAGGCGTAGTTAATGGGAAAGTAACAGCAACTGGGGTGGCCTCTGTATATGCTGTAAAGACAACAGCATTAGAAACCCCTGTTCCTCCACTCGCCAAAGGAAGTGGTGTTCCTATTGTTTCACTACCCGCACTCAACGCGCCACTGATAGCCGCTGATGGAGCTGTAATACCTGTTGTTGGGTCTATAACGACTGCCATATGTTTCTCCTTAAATCACTACTAACCTGCCGCCTGTAGAGCCTACAGCAGCAAGGAAGGTTATTGGGCCAGCCATCGTTGCATTCTTGATCTTGCCCATGCTATGAGTACCTGAACCTGCACTACCAGCAACGATAGCTGCACCACCATAAGTGGCAGATACTTGCAGTTGATCTGCTGTAAGGCCAGTAGCGATAACGTGGTACTTAGTACCGATAGCAAAGTTGGTTGGAAGTGAACCAGTGGTTGTGAAGCAGACCTGAGAGCCAGCCACATAACCATGTGCTGTCATACCGATTGTTGCTACGCCGTTGGTAAAGGTAGCGCCTGATATTTGAGCGTCTTGGCCGATGTTATAAGCTGTGGTGACTACGCTATCATTCTGGTAGAAAGCTGCATCAGTGCCACCACCTGATGTGCCGCCACCTACTTTACCCCAACCAGCCGAACCATAGCCTTCAAATTGTAACAGACTAGTATTATAGCGTAGATAACCTACTTGAGGAGATACATCACGGTTAGCTGTAGTAGAGGCTGGAAGAACAGCAGAACCTGTAGAAGCTGTCTTAGCTACCGTAGCAGCCGTTATAACAGCATCAGCGGCTATTGCATAAGCTGTAGTAGCGACCTGTGTAGTATTAGTACCAGGAGCTGCTGTAGGGGCTGTAGGAGTTCCTGTAAGAGCTGGAGAAGCTAAAGGAGCCTTCTTAGTATCCAGTTCATTAATAGCTGCCTGTTGAGTAGTAGAAGAAACACCACCCGCAGGTACGTTTACCCCAGTGCCTAGGTAAGTAGCTCCATTGACATCATTAAGCCAAGCAGCATCTATAGGTGTTACATAATCTGTAAAGACTTTATTTGTCATAATAACCTACAAAGTAAAAGAGGAACCAGGAACAACCCCAGGACCAGGTAAAGTTCCAGGCACTGCTGATCCTGCTATAGCTATTCCAGCAATCCAATTAGAAACAGGAATAAAGGTATTGTCTGGTTCTGATCTAGTCCAAGAAGGGGTCTGTTTCTCAGCCCTACCTCGAACATAGTCTTGAGTCTGTCTAGGCTCCCAATCCTCTGGGCAAACCATAAGACCATCCCAGCGTCTCTTAAGTTTGGTAGCCTTGAACTTACGACCACAAGAATCACATAAGGCTACCCAGTCACCCTTGTCATACCGTGATTTATAGCCCATCTAGATTACCCCAGAGATTTAATAATAGCCAACTTCTTCTCAACTTCAGCTTCACGAGTAGCAACAGTTTCTTCACGTTGAGAGATGTCTTGTTTAGCCTTTTCAATCTGAGCTAAAATAGAAGCCAGTTTCTTCTCAGCCTTAGCTACGTCAGTAGCAATCTCAGCTAGTTTAGAGTCAGCCAGTCGAACTTCAGCCTTAGCTTGTTCTTTCTTGGAAGTTAACTCATTCTCTTGCTCTTGGAGTTCAGCTTCAAACTTAAGCAAGGCTACTCGTTTAGCTTCAAGAGTCTTCTCAGTAGCTTCAATCTCCCCAGCTACCTTAGAGACATAAGCATCATGATCATCCTTGATCTTACCCATACTAGCTTCAAGGGCTTTAAGTTCCTTAGCAGAACCTAACTCAGCTAAAGCTTGTTTAGCCTCTTCAGTTTCCTTCTTCAAGGAACCACTCATAATTGTTTGGAAGGCTTGCAGTTGATCTGCTAAGGCCAGGAATTCACGAGATTGCATTTTATATCCTTTAGTTAAAGATTGATTACTAGATTAAGTCCAGAACTAGTCCTAATAACATACTCAAGACCGCCTGTTGTTATGTTATAACAGAGTTTAGATACACCTCTATCAACATAAGTAAGGGTTATATTCCCTATATATCCACTATCTATATACCCATTATCTATGTAATCAGCACTATACGCATAGACACCAGTATCACAAAGTAAAGTATAGTTTACATTTGTACCAGAGGCATACGTTAGTATGGCCGCATTGCCTGTTAAAGAGTAAACTCCTGTAGCACAAGCAAGGTATCTATCTACTTTAAGAGAAGCAGGATTACCAGTAAGACTATAACTACCAGCATCACAAGTCAGGGTATAGGCAATTGATCCTGCCCCTGGAATGTATGTAAGGGTTGCTGCATTCCCTGTAAGGCTATATGTACCAGAAGCACAAGTTAAACTATGTTTGACACTTAGGGTAGAAGCAGTCCCAGTATAACTGTACGCTCCAGCAGCACATGCAAGGCTATGCTTAACCTTTAATGTAGCTGCATTACCAGTTAATGAGTAACTCCCAGCAGCACAGGTAAGTCTATGAGCTACCTTTAGAGTAGCGGCGTTCCCTGTAAGACTGTAACTACCTGCTGCACAGGTTAATCTATGTGCTAATTTAACTGTAGCAGCATTACCAGTATAGGTATAGGCTCCTACTGCACAGACCAGAGTATAGTTAGTAGCACTAGACCCTGGTATATAAGTTAATGTTGATGCTACGCCTGTAAGAGAGTAAGACCCAGAAGCGCAGATTAAAGTATAATCTACTTTACCTTGTACTTTTAAAGGCAAGACTGCTGGGTATAGAGCCGTGCCTTTTGCAGCAAGGATAAGCGTCTTGCCTCTAAGCGTCTTGCTTGCAGCCATGAATCACCTCACTCAGAGACTGCGCGTAAAACTCCGCTGTAGTTAGTTGCAGTTGTAGCTGGTTTAGTCAATTCTATAAAGCTCAAGCAAGCACCATCCAAGATAGAGGTCAAGTTCAAGCTAGTATAAAGACCATCATCCATACAAGAGATGTTAGCAATAGGGCAAGCGTTAATCGCTATTGGATGCCCGATAACAAAGTCAATCGTACCAGTAGCTACGGCAGCAGAACATTGCATCTGAGTCAGAGCTTTTACACCTACATCGCCTGCAGCAAGAGGCAAGAACCATTGTCCAGCAACCAAGTCAATGCCACCTACAACACAGGCAGAAACACCAGCCGTTGAAGCAAAAGTACTAGCCACGCTATCTTGATCGGTATAAGTGCAGACAGTCCAGTTATGTGCTGTAGCTGCCAGTACAGTAGTAGGGTTAGCAGGGAAGCAGAAGTTACCACCAATATAATCATTAGCCCCAGCAGTACCAGACTGATAACGAGTAGGTGTACCTGAAACTGCCTCTGTTCCTGTGCTGTTCATTGTCTTAACTACGGCAAAGATTCGGTCATACAGTAACAAAGAGTTGTTAATTACCGAAGCACTCAATGCCCAGTTAAGGTAATGACCTGTATTCGCTGTGCCTAAGTTCTTAAACGGTAGCGCACCTGTACTTGCAGAGGTTGGTACTACACCACCTGGAGCAGCCGAGGCCGCAGCACCCGCTGCTGGTTGACCAGCCCTAGTCCACAAATCATTACTATTACCAATAGCATTGGAAGCAACACCAGTTTTAGCAAAGGTCATAGACTGGCCTTTACCACCTGTATAAGCAGCTACAACCGCATCAATAGAAGCAAAAGCACCAACAGAAGCAAGACGTTTATCACCTGTCTTAATCATCTCAAGCAAGACACCAAGAGCCTTGTTCTGTTTGTAGAGCTTCTCTGCTTTATCTTGTAATGTCCGAAGTACCTTAGCTGCTCCATCTTCCTTTGTGAAGTATTCACCAGCTTTAATATCGCCTGTAAAGTCACCACCAGGCATGATCTTTACATTTCCTGGTACTCCATGCAGGGCAATAGGATAGTAAAAAGAACCATACTGCTTACTGATATACTCTACTTGTTCAGCCCCGAGCCATCGTTCTAGTTTACTTGAGTTTGTTGATTTCATCGTATTGCTTCTCCGAAGCCTTGGGCTTGATAATATAAATCAATTTGAGAAAGGTAAATCTCGTCTGGATAAGTATCATTAATATGTGTTGCGTCCCTTGCTATCCTGAATAGGATAATACAATCAGTTGACATTGTAGGAATAGACATAGCACTAGATTCTATTAGTACGTGTTTGTCTTGGTCAGCAGCAGTTATTGTCTGGTCAACATAGAACGTATAAGGAGTAGAGAATGTAGTCCCTTCATTAGCGAAAGACATAGTTATTTTCCATCTAACCACACCGTTTGATGCAGTAGGGGTAACAATATGCCCATGCGGATATGTATCTGTCCCATTGATATAGTGCTTAGGAGTGTGAAATATACAAGACACTTCCTGTTCAGTATCAGGACTGAACGCCCTCATATACATTGTGTTGTTAAATAACCTCATTGGTGGAGCGTTAGGGATACCATCCGTAACCATATCACCACGCAGGTTCTGCCATTTAATAGCTGTACGGGTATCCAACTCAGACAGATTTGTATCCATTTCTGTCCAAGTAAGCTGACTACCCTTTCCGGTTCTAGTCGTAATAGCCATAATTAAGCTACTGTAAACGTACCGCCAGTAGGATCAAGTGTAGGTGTGAAGGTATCAGCATTAGTACCATTCATTACTACAGCAGAGCCGTAATCCCAATAACCAATACACTGTGTCAAAGACAGGTTGTACAGAATCACATAACGGAATGTAAAGCCACCACCGGAGGCAGTCCAAGTAGGACTTGCTGGTGCAGCAAGGATAAGTTTATACACACCAGATGTAGAGACTGCTGAGGTAACAGTACAGTTAACACCACCAGCAGTATAACCACCACCAGTTGCTAATTCTGAGGCACTGACTGCTGTAGTATTGGTAGCTACGTTAGGAGCCGTGTTTGAAAGGATGAGTTGCCAAGTATCTGTACCAGCATTACCGGCCTCCATCATCTTCTCGATGCCTAGTTCATATTTTACATAAGCTGCCATTTGAAGTCCTTAAAGATAAGTAAGAGAGGTTCGGTTATCCCATATCTGGGTATAGTTACTTGCATCAGCATAGGTCTTAGTTAGACCACCACCAGCATCTATAACTAGTTTAGCTATAGACCATACTGGTGAGCTTTTAGGAGAGGCTGGAATAGCCTTCCCTATATAAATTAGAGAAGAAGAAACCACATCTACAAT